TTTTTACACACGCTCGTAATTTGATATTACTTGTGGCAGGTCAACATTATTTTTCGAAAGATGTTTACAAATGGGTTACATCCTCTTTTGGTCCTGCTCCTAGAATGAGCGCCATTGAAGCTGTATCATCGATGCTTAAGTCTATTGCGGTTCTTGTTAGAGCCGCAGAGATGGTACAGAAAGGATTTCCTTTATCTAATGTTTTATTTGATAAAGATCCTCATTTACGCTTGATATCAAAATCACGTATTTTGCTTAAAAGGTGTGAGAACCTCTACTTTGGATTACCAGTAGCTGGAAGAATGGGTGCTAGCGATTTTATCGCTGAAGGAGAAGAACTCTTGGTTGTTTTCCCACCCATGTTGGACAAGATAAGTCCTGTATCTAGTAAAGGTACTTTCTTACGAGAGCTTCAGTTAGATCTTGAAAAAGAAGTTAACCGAGTAAAACTGCGCATTAGTGCAGCTCAACGTCCCACCCCTTATGGTATAGTCGTACATGGTTTACCAGCTGTGGGTAAGAGCAAAGTTTTGCATCTTGTAATGGGTTTGTTCTCAGAAACGATCCTTGGAAGGAGTTTTGACTACAACATGGTTTTTGATAGAGACCCCACCTCAGATTACTGGGATGGTTATGATCCTTACTCAACGCCTTTTGTTCATTACTCTGAACCTGGGTCCACTCATGCTAGTATAGCTAAGAGTAGAGGAGAACCAGTTATTGGTGAACTAACATCTCTTATCGATTCCCATCCAAGACAAGTCAATATGGCTTCTCTAGATGGTAAAGGATCAACTCCTTTTCTCGGTAAGTGTGTAGTTATTGACACAAATAATCCTAAGCTTAATGCGCATTTGGTGACAAACCAATCTGCTGCAGTTTATCGTAGGTTTATCTTCATTGAGGTTAAAGTCAAGGCTAAATTTGCTAAGAAAGGTGGCCATGAAATTGATCCATCTATTGATTCTGACAATTTTTGGGATAAGTGGAAGTTTCGCGTGGTCCGTAAAAGACCCGTGACTAACACTAAGACCATAGATGAAGTTATCATGGATTTCCATGAGCCCAATCAACATAAGATTTTCATTGAAAGAATGAGAGCCGATATGAGGAAGTTTATGGAGAAAGAATACAATGCCATGCACAATGTAGATACTTTACCTAATTTCGATAATTTGCCTTTTTCTGAAGATGAGAAATCTGATGAATCAAGTGATGATGAATCTGAGTCGGATGAAGTTCCTTTCTTACGACAGAAACCTCGTAGGAGGATTTTCATTGATAAGAAAACAGAGGAAGTTGTCTCAGACTACTCATCAGGAGATGAAAAACTTCATATTGAATGTCGTGATTTAGTTAAAAAGATTAGTACTTCTGACAAGTTTGTGAATTTTGTTGAGTATATGCTTCTTTATAAGACAGTATGTTTCTTCTATGGCTATCAATTTCTTGATTTCTGTGCTTCCACAGCACAATTTGTTCACAAGCTTTGTATGTTCATATTGATGTGGGTTCTTTCTCAAAAGAACTCTATGCGATTTTCACTCGTATTCCTGTTGTTATGTGTATCCCACTACTACAACTGTGTTATCTATATAATATTCATGCTTGTAAGTTTCCTTACGACTGCGGATTTATCCAAAGTCGGGAAATGGATATGGAAGCGTGAATCGGAAAAGATTAGTTCTGCCTTCAATGATTATGTTGAAGGAACTAGAGCTAGTTGGAACCGAATTTACAACTATTATTTAGGCAGATTTAAGGTTTCCGACTATATGACACTCAAAATGGGTATCTTAGTTGTTACCTTAAGTGGTGTTGCTTACAAAATCAAGGTTGAATATGACAAGTGGAAAACTCTGAATGAGAAACCAAAGACTGAAACATCTACTTTTAGAAGTGGAGATGAAGTTGATGAGAAACTCAATGAGATTGAAGAGACGTATCACATGGGTGGATCCTATGTGCGTCATAAGACTAAATCAGATAGTGTGTGGAACACTAGGAGTTTACCAACTTCCACTCATACCGG